AGCAGCCTCTTTTCTTTTTGATCACCACCGCAGGCACAGATCGTAACAGCATCTGCTGGGAGGTGCATCAGAAGGCCAAGGATATCATGGCGGGTAGGAAGCATGACCCGACCTTCTATCCTGTGATCTACGGCATCGAAGATGACGATGACTGGTCGGATGAAAGGGTATGGTACAAGGCTAACCCGTCACTGGATGTAACGGTGGATGTGGATAAACTCCGGGCAGCCTATAACAGCGCAAAGGAGAATCCGGCGGAAGAAAACCTATTCCGGCAGCTGCGACTGAATCAGTGGGTGAAGCAATCGGTTCGTTGGATGCCCATGGATGCGTGGGATAAATGTGACGCAGCAGTTGACCCGGATGCCCTGATTGGACGGGAGTGTTATGCGGGTCTGGACTTGTCCAGCAGCACGGATATTACTGCATTTGTGCTGGTATTCCCCCCACGCAGCGACGATGAAAAATATATCATTCTCCCATACTTCTGGGTGCCGGAGGACACATTGGAACTCCGGGTACGACGGGATCATGTTCCCTACGATGTGTGGCAGCGGCAGGGGTCGATCATGACCACAGAAGGCAATGTCATTCACTACGGATACATCGAAGATTTCATTGAAAACCTCGATACCAAATATAACATCCGGGAGATTGCCTATGACCGATGGGGCGCAGTGCAAATGAGCCAGAATTTGGAAGGGTTAGGATTTACAATCGTACCCTTCGGTCAGGGCTTTAAGGATATGTCCCCGCCCACAAAGGAATTGATGAAGCTGGTGCTGGAGGGCAGGATCGCCCATGGCGGTAATGCACCGCTGCGCTGGATGATGGATAACATCTACGTCCGAACAGACCCAGCAGGCAACATCAAGCCAGACAAAGAAAAATCCACAGAAAGAATCGACGGTGCCGTTGCAACTATCATGGCACTGGACAGAGCGATTCGTAATGAGAATACAGGCACTTCTGTTTACGATGACAGAGGCATTTTGTTTATATGACCTCAGTGTTGAAAGTAAGATTTCCATCAGTTATAATAAATAATCATGCAAAAAAGGGTGATGTTTGTGGAGCAGCCTGCAAAGAAGGGACGCATCTATACTTTTACGGCATCCGAAAATACGGATTCTATGACTAAAAAATGTCGTAGGGCATACGAACGGCTGGTTCGGCTGAACGCACCATACTATCTGGTTCTTCGTAGAGAGGATGAAGAATCCGTAATGTGTGTGCCATTAACAGAAGAGAAGATCAAGCACGGAGTTGAAATCGGTATCGATGGCAATAAGTACTATGCAGGGTATCTGGAATTTGTTAAGGCAATGGATGCGTGGTTGAAACTTGCTTATGCAAGATTTGATGATATGCATCCTGAAATTGAACAGATATATACTCTTCGCAAAAGGCATAATCAGTACGTTAAGCATCGTCATAAGGACAAAAGACAGAAAAAGCTGAACAACCGCAGATTGATGCGGGAACTTCGTGATGGAAATGGTGCAACTTATCCCAAGGAGAGAGGATCATCGACAGTTGGTTGGAAAATGACACACCCGTTGCAGGGCGGTCGTACCAGCCCCAAATAACATAAATATTAGACAGCGTCTATCGGAAACGGTAGGCGCTTTTCTTATGCCCATTTTTCGGAAGGAGTGATGAACATGGGTGTATTTACTGGATTGTTTCGTTCCAGAGATAAGCCTCAGAACAGCACAGCAGGAACTGCATACAGCTTTTACTTGGGCGGTACTACCTCAGGTAAAACCGTCACAGAACGTTCTGCAATGCAGATGACTGCGGTGTATTCCTGCGTCAGAATTTTGGCAGAAGCCGTGGCAGGATTACCACTACATCTTTACAGGTACAATGCAGACGGCGGCAAAGAGAAGGCCATCGATCATCCACTGTATTTACTGCTGCACGATGAGCCGAACCCGGAAATGAGTTCCTTCGTATTCCGTGAAACCCTTATGACCCATCTGCTGTTGTGGGGCAATGCGTATGCCCAGATCATCCGCAACGGCAAGAATCAGGTGGTTGCCCTGTATCCGCTGATGCCCAACAAAATGTCCGTGGACAGGGATGAAAACGGCAAGCTGTACTACACCTATTATCGCGGCAGCGATGAAGCCATCCGGGATAGGCAGTATGCGGTGAAGCTGCAGCCAAGCGATGTGCTGCACATTCCCGGCCTCGGCTTCGATGGCCTCGTGGGCTACAGCCCCATTGCCATGGCAAAGAACGCCATCGGCATGGCCATCGCCTGTGAGGAATACGGTGCCAAATTCTTCGCCAATGGCGCAGCTCCCGGTGGTGTGTTGGAGCATCCCGGTACCATCAAAGACCCCGCCCGTGTCCGGGAAAGCTGGCAGCATACCTTCGGCGGCAGCGGTAATGCCAATAAGATTGCTGTGCTGGAGGAAGGTATGAAGTATACCCCCATTGGAATCAGCCCGGAACAGGCACAGTTCCTAGAAACCCGAAAATTCCAAATCAATGAAATTGCTCGAATTTTCCGTGTCCCGCCTCACATGGTCGGTGATCTGGAAAAGTCGAGCTTTTCTAATATTGAGCAGCAGTCGCTGGAATTTGTGAAATATACCCTCGACCCGTGGATCGTCCGCTGGGAACAGTCGATTACACGATCTCTGCTGCTGCAGAGTGAAAAGAAGGAATATTTCGTGAAGTTCAATCTGGAAGGTTTGCTGCGCGGCGATTACCAGAGCAGAATGAACGGTTATGCCATCGCTCGCCAGAATGGCTGGATGAGCGCAAACGACATTCGGGAACTGGAGAATCAGGATCGCATCCCGGCAGAGGAAGGCGGCGACCTGTACCTCATCAACGGCAATATGCTCCCGATGGCCAGTGCGGGAGCCTTTGCAAATACAACCAACAATGACGGAAAGGAGGATTCCGATGAAGAAGTTTTGGAAGTGGACGAATCAGGCGGCGACGGAAACGGCACCGATGGAACGGATTCTGCATCTGAACGGAACCATCGCAGAAGAAAGCTGGTTTGACGATGATGTCACACCCCAGCTTTTCAAGGATGAACTGTTCGCAGGCGATGGTGACATTACTGTGTGGATCAATAGCCCCGGCGGTGACTGCGTTGCTGCTGCTCAGATTTACAACATGCTCATGGAGTACAAAGGTGCCGTCACTGTAAAGGTTGACGGCATTGCTGCTTCTGCGGCATCGGTAATCGCCATGGCGGGAACCAAGGTTCTCATGTCCCCGGTGTCCATGATGATGATCCACAACCCTATGACCGGCACCTTCGGCAATGTAGCAGAGATGCAGCGGGCAATCGAAATGCTGGGCAGTGTGAAGGATTCCATCATCAATGCCTATGAGATCAAAACGGGAATGTCCCGTGCCAAAATCAGCCATCTCATGGATGCAGAAACATGGATGGATGCCGGTAAGGCTGTGGAACTGGGTTTTGCAGATGAAATGCTGAAGCGCCCCGGCGATCCCGAAGACATGGAAACACCCACAGTTTCCATGCTGTATTCCAAGACCAAAGTGGTCAATTCCCTTATGGAGAAGATCGCAGCCAAGTGTGCGATCGCAGGCAAACCCGCAGAGCAGGAACCGCAGGGTCGCTCTGTGGAGGAACTGAAGGCAAATCTGAATGCCATCAAAAATTATATCTAATGGAGGATTTTTATATGAATATTATCGAAATGCGTGAAAAGAGAACCAAGCTGCTGGCTACCATGGACGGCTTTCTGGAAATCCACCGCAATGACAAAGGTGTGCTGAATGCCGAGGATGATGCCGTCTATGCTGGCATGGAGAAGGATTTGGCGGCACTGACCAATGAGATCAAGCGCATGGAGCGCCGGGAGGCCATCGACGCAGAACTGTCCAAGCCTGTTTCCACTCCTATCACCGGCAAGCCCATGAACGGCGGCGATCAGGAGAAGACCGGTCGTGCAGCGACTGCATACAATTCCAACTTCTGGAATGTTATGCGCTCCAAGGCACCCATGCCTGAAGTGATCAATGCCCTGCAGGTGGGTGACGATGCCGAAGGCGGCTATCTGGTTCCCGATGAGTATGAGCATAAGCTGATCGAGGCTCTGGAGGAAGAGAATATCTTCCGAAAGCTGGCGCATACCATCCAGACCGACAGCGGTGAGCGCAAGATTCCCGTTGTGGCATCTAAGGGCACTGCCAACTGGATCGATGAGGAAGGCCCCTACGAGGACAGCGATGATGCCTTCTCCCAGATCACCATCGGCGCTCACAAGCTGGGTACCACCATCAAGGTATCTGAGGAACTGCTGCGTGACTCTGTTTTCAATCTGGAGGATTACATCTCCCGTGAATTTGCTCGTCGTATCGGCGCTCGTGAGGAAGAG